GCCTCTAAATAAGAAGATCCTTTTGGGATAGTTTCAATAAAGTCATACCTAGTACTATATAGTTTTGCGTCTTTAAGTTGTTTTTGAGGAATCATAATTTGAGGCATATAAATAGTATATCATGTAAAGGTAATGATGTATAATGGTTTTATGGATAAAAATAATAAAATTGCACCCTCTAACGTTCCTGTAAAAAAAATAGACAACATTAGCAAGATTATTGGAACTGGTCCAGACACTATAAAAATTATAAAAGATTTTATTCCACAAATTGATATTAATATGTTTTTAAAATTTGGTAAAAGAATGGCAACAATTGAAAAAGATAGAACTCATCACTTTACCGTTTCTGGTAATAATGTTAATGATGTTCAGTTAAAAGAACTGTTTGTTAAATATGAGGATAAATTAAGAAGCACAGCAGAAGAATTGTATGGGCTTAAATTAAATAAAGATAGGGGCTTAGATTTATTTATACATCCAGAGGGTTCGTACCTTGAACCTCATACAGATATAATTGATTATCACCAAGAAGAAGTTTACGACCAAGGAAATCTTTTTGCAGAACAAGAAAAGGCTTGGCCATTTCTTTGGAGTGGTCACTTATCAATTATTACTTATTTAAATAAAGATTATGAGGGTGGAGTTTTATATTTTCCAGATCAGGGGATAGAGATTGTTCCAGAACCTGGACTTTTTGTTTGTTTCCCTGGTAATTTGCATTTTCTTCATGGAGTTACTAAAACTGCTGGAGCAACAAGATTTACTATTTCCTTGTGGACAAAGTTTACTGATTTTAAAAATGAACTAATTAATGAATGAGTAATATTCTAGTTTTTTAATATAGATTTCCGAAATAGTATTTTCATTCATAATAATTGAGTCTATATACCAATCTTGATTGCGTAAAAGAAAAAATTTTGCCAAGTTATAATCAGACATGCCAATAATTCCATTATTTTCTAATAGCAAAATAGATCTACCCAAAGTTATTTCTTTTTTTTCATATTCATTTGATGAAGAAATATAAATAAAATTAAAAGTACCATTATTATAAGATAAAAACTTATCGATATTTTTTTTAACTATAAAAGTATTTTTTATACTCCTAAATCTATCAAGTATAAATTTATAATTTTCTTCTTCAGTTTTCCATCTTTTTTGATTCTCAGGATCTAGATTATTAAATGTTCCAACTAAGAAAATACGTTTAACTTTTATTTTTTCTATTAAGTCTACTGCTAAATTTCCATCTATAGCCCCAAGTTCTAAATATTTGATATCGTCCTTTAAACTATCAATAAACGTGTTTCTAGATCCATATATCCTGGCATTTTTTATTTGTTTTTCTGATATTTCATTAAAATAACTATCTCTCATGGTATTTTTAATTATATCATGGTGTATACTGTTAATATGAATGAGTCATATTTTGAATCAAAAGATTTTTCTAAAGAAGATTTTATGCGTTTAGATAAAGCCTTTGTAGGGGCCCTGCAGTATCCACCTAAAAATAAAATAATTGAAAGACTTGGGGTTGGAGTAGACACTATTAAAATAATTAAAAATTACATGCCAGCCCAAGATGTAGCGATGATAGTTCACAAACTCGAATCAATATATGCTCGTAAAAATGGGGATATTGAAATTGTCAATAAAGCCAATAAAATTGTTAATGATTATAGAGATAAAATTAAAACAACTGCTGAAGAATTATTTAATATTGAACTAGAGCATGATGATTATGCTAATCAAACACATCTTCCAGATAGTTTGCTGGCGGGACGAAAACCAAATTTTGTCACAGGTATTCATTCTGACATTATAGATGTAGATAAAACAAAATATGTGGAATATTTATGGAGCCATCATATATCTAGTTTAATATATTTAAATAATAATTATTCTGGCGGAGAATTATATTTTCCCGAACATGATTTACTTATAAAGCCAGAGCCAGGAATGTTAGTTTCTTTCCCAGGTCATTTTTGGAATAGGCATGGAATTTTGCCTGCTAGTGAGTATCGATTTGCCATGTCTTTATTTTTAAAAATAAAAGATTTTGAATAGTGTATAATAATATAAAAGGAGAAAATATGAATTTCAAAAAAGCAACTCAAAGCGTAGTAGCGCTATCTTTATTAATTGCTATCTTTGCTAGTGTTTCAGCAATTTATATGTTGGTTAAATAATGTCAAGAAGATCATCTGGCAGTTATAAAAGAAATGATGGCTTTAATCCAGTTCAAATTAAAAATGGAATGGTAGTCCGAATCGGTAAAGATGGAAATGTAAGAGAAGTTTTAGGAAAATATGGAGAATATAAAGGTAAAGATAAATAGTCTTTTATTTTTTACATTTTCCATTTTTTAATTTAACACATTTCTTTTTTACAATAATTTTATTCGATATAGTGTTAACTGGTTTTTGTTCAATATAAGGATTATTTAAAACATAACTCTCAGCAATTTTAATCATATCTAAATCTAAATAGACTGGTCTAAATGGCGCTACCGCACTATCTGTCCAAGTGCCTAATCCACAGTTTGGCGAACCAAGCAATCCCATCATAACACCAAGATATGTGTATTTTTCATTTTCATTATGAAAATAGCCAGCACCTGAATCTCCATCACAAGGGGCTGCACCATTTTTAGGCATTGCAACAAACATTGCTTCTTCTTGGAAATAATTTCTGTTCCATTTTTGTTTAAATTCATTTACTGTTTTTATACCAGTTTCAAATGCAACTAATTGAAACTTTGCCTTTTTGGGTTCATCCCCAGTCTTAAACTGTCTATAATTGTCCTGATACCCATAGCCTGCTGTTTCAATAAAACTATTTTTTAAAACTAAATCATTTAAAAATTCTTTTGTAGCAAGTTTTGCTGTGTTAACATTAGACAAGGGTTTTTCAAGTACAATTATTGCAAAATCGTCCCTATAACTAAGAGTTCCGCCAGGATTAGAATTGTACCAATCAAAACTATCATATGCAAAAATTTTAGATGCTTTTATTTGAAAATTGGACTCTCCGTAGATTTTTATTGCTCCTGGTTTACCAACATATGTATCTTCTATCCCTCTTAATATTTTTTGAGGTTTTTGTGACCAATCGTAGACACAATGCCCTGCTGTAAAAACTATTCTGGAAGAATATAGCCATCCAGAACAGTTAGGGATGTGAACATTTTTATTGTTAGAAGCGGTAAAGTAAGTTTGAACTACTCTTGAATCATTAAGGGCTGATTCTCCATTTTCAATAGCAAAAGATGGATTAATTCCAAGAGATAAAATTATGCTAAGCAATAAAATCTTTTTTGTCATACTATAAGTATATCTAGTTGAATGTATTTTGTCAATAAAAAAGGCCACACATTTCTGCATGGCCAATTTTATATTATTCTTTACTTTTTCTTTGCTGGCGCCTTTTTAGCAGCCTTCTTTGCAGGCGCTTTAGCAGCCTTTAAAGCGGTATCTACGGCATCAACTGTTGGCAATATGCCAAAAGCCTTATCCGCTGGATTAATCGCTCTTAATGCAACGGGTGCAATGGCAGCAAGTAAAGCAGCCCAAAGATCCTTCGGATCTGTTACTCCAGACATGTATAGTGCAAGTCCAGCACCAAGTACTGAACGACCATAGGATGCTCCCATAGCCTTTAATTGTTTAGTGTCAATGTTTGACATGTTTCTCCTTTTTCGACAATTGTCTTTCACCCTTTGTTAGGGTATATTAATTATAGCACCCCAGACTAACTCATGCAAGACATGAAAGATAGGCTTAATAGATAAAGGGTTTGGGATTGTTTATTTGATTTTTGATTTTTTTCATTTGTCTTTTTAGAACAAACCATAGTATTATTTTTTTAAACATTTTGTATTTTCCTTTGATATTCATTATAAAATTGTGTTGCCCAAAAATTATGAAAAAGTATTCCATTGTGGCCATCTCTTTTGTGAATGTCATGCCTACCTTTTTTATTATTTTCATAATATTGAGGAATAAAATTATTAAATTGTTTTGACTTTGCCGAAGTTGTAATAAAACTATCAAACATATCTATACTTTCTATAATGCCATGATCAAGATTGTCCCAAGTAGAAAATATTAATTTAACGCCATTATCCTTACATATTTTATTAAATAATTTCCAATTGGTTAAAAAAATCACAAAGTTTTCTTTATACTCTTTTTCACTTGCAAAGTATTCTGAACTATCTTTTAGGCCAGAATCAACATCATACATTGGCCTATTTTTATTATAATATCCTTCAGGGTAATACTGCAAATATCTCCATTGTCCAATTATCTCTCCATTATCATTTTTTGAACCATCTTTAAAAAATTTATGCATTCTTAAATGATTTGGCAATTGTATAAAATAAAAGTCTGGATATCCATATTTTTCAAAATAAATTAAAGCATTTATTACAATTTTTGACCAGCCCCATCCAGATCGTGAAAGGTTAAAGAATCCAGAACATTTAACCTCACTAGATATTTTTTTATATAAAATATTTGTCCAAGCGTCTTCTATATTACCTCCAACACCTTCACTTTCAGAGCACCCACTAAAAAGAATGTGTAATCCCTCATGAGTTTTTGTAAAATTATCAGATCTAAAATAATTGTCGTTGTATTTGTACTCAACACTTTTATCATCTTCTTTAACGCTTTGCTCGGATACTGATTTATATAATACTTTTTCTAAATTTGAATTAGTAAATTGCGCTAAGTCAAATTGACTATAAACCAAATCTGCAAAACATTTTTCAGAATTTAAGTCCACTATGCTTCTCTCCTAAGATAAATATCATAAAACCCTAATTCGTGTAATGCTAACCCATCAACATACCAATTTTTGTTATGGTGTAAAAATTCATTTACAACATTATAAGTAAAATATTGACAGTCTCCAATAACTCCATCATAGATTACGTAATCATTAAGCCCTATAATAGATCCAACAGTTGTTAATTTGGCAGCGCTATGTAGCAGTGGCCTAATAGATAGTCTATCGTTAATCGTATCTAGGTATATGTAGTCATATGTCACATCTAGTGTTGGCAGTATTAATCTGGCATCCCCTTCAAAAACTTTAGTGTTATATTCTTTAAATTTATCCTTTATGTATGATGCATGGGTTTCTGGCGTAAATACCAACTTATGCTTTGTTGGATTGCATTTACATTCCCCAAAATCTCTCCACGACCAACACCTGCTATCTGATCTAAAAAAATCAACTAAATGAACAAGTTCTGGATTTGTTGATTGTACAACTAACTCAGAATAATATCCCCATGCCACCCCAGCCTCTAAAAATTTTATTTTTTGTGGAAGAGTTTTTATATATCCTTCCCTATTACTATATAGTTTTGCCTTATCTAGTTGTACTTGATCAATTAAAAATGAAGTTTCTATTTCATTGTCTTTTAATTTTGAAACATTTTCTCCAACTCTTGGGGGTACTGGAAGTTTTACCATTAAATTTCGCCTCCGTCTAGTTTGGTTGGTGCGGTAGCCAAAGATCCACACTCAGCACATTTCATATCTAAAAAATATAATGCAATTGCACCATCTTCAAACATTGCCTTAATATTCCACACCTTAGAGCCACATATGCAGATATGTGTAGGCATACCACGCAAATCAACCATTTTATTTGATGGCCTTTCTTGTTAACAAAACCACGGCACCATTATCTTCTAGCGCCTTTTTAACTTTAACCATATATTGAACTGCCTCTATTTTATCGTCATGTCCCAGTCTAACAAAAGCCTTTTCATCAGCACGAATAACTAAAAAATGTTCGTTATCTACCAAATCAACACTAAAGTCTTTGGGTGCCCTAATAGACCTAAAGGCTTTACGCATTGCATCTGTATACATTATTTTATTTCCAAGGTTAACGCTTGCCAATGATTAGACCAGGCTTCTTTGCTCTTGTGGCTATTAAATTCTTTAGAAGGCTCTCCTTCTTCTAAGTAAATACCGCCCCACAAACCATACTCTTTACCCGAAACTCCAACTGCAAAGCATGTTTTTAAAACTGGACAATTGAGACAAAACTGATCAACGTTTCCTCTAAACTCTATGCTTCCTTCTTCATATTTTTCAAAAAACATTGACGTGTCATAATCTACACAGTTACCATCATCTTTCCATTTATGGCTTTTTGTCATCGAAAACTTTTCCTTTTACATTTATGCCAACTGGATCAATCTTGTCGTAATCTGGAAGGCCTTCCCAAAGTTGAACAGAATCTTTATATGTATAATTTTTTGTAGAGCCCCTAGATTTGTCTTTAACATCAAAAGAATACCAAGATGGCATTGTATATCTTACACCATCTAAAACCCTTTCAACTGTATGCTTATAACTATTGTTTCCTGGGAAAACAATAAAAGTTCCAGGTTTTGGTTTAATTGTTAAATCATAATCTGGGAAAGTTATAGCACCCCCAGTGTAGTCACTGTTTGGATACATAAGTACAGATACGTTGTATTTATAAAAATCTGCCACTAATGCTGGCGAACCATCTGGCTTTTCACAATCACAATGTAATTTAGAATCCATTCCAGAAATCCATTTAACAAAATGAGTAGAGTTTACTGGAATTCGATTTACTGGAATGCCGTATTGCTCAGTAAAAAGTTCTTTAACAACTTTATATACTTTAGATTCATATTTATCAAGAAGATTTGCAACTTCTGGGTTTAATTTTTTTACATCGTTTTGTTGAAAATCTTTGCCACCCATAAATTCGTCATTATCTCTATGTTCATTTAAAAAATTATTAATTAATTTTAAATCATCTGGCTCTATAAAGTTTTCAATTATTTTAATGTTATCTTTATTGGCCCCAAGTATATCAAAATAGGCTTTATAAGGAGCATAGTCAATCATTTTTTGTCTCCATAATTGTTTGGCAGGTACCAACCTTTTTCTGTTAAAGGATACACCTTATCAATACCCCATTTACCATTAATAAAAGACCCATGTTTGCTACTAAACCCATTGGGAGTTTGTTGTCTGGAAATTATATTCCATCCATCCCATCTTAAATCGTTAAATTTTTTAACAATTGATTCTGCGTACTCTAATTTACTAATTAACATCTTTCTCCTAATATTGAAATATTCCAATTTCAATGTTTTGATTCTTAGCAACTTTTGCTAATGCCGACAGTTGTTGTTTTGGTTTACTAAAAAATGCAAAATAATTTATATCTGGCATGTATTCTTTAACCCAATCATCTACAGCCCTATATGTTTTTATTTTTTTACCTCTACTTTTCATTCCTTTTTCTGATAAATTACAAAACTCCATAGAAAATTTATGAATATTACTTTCCTTAGATCCAACAGAATAAACTATAAATTCAATATCTGTTGAGGACATAGAAGATAGCATTACGCCCATTGCACGTAAAAACACACCATAGTCATTGAACTCATTCGTTCCCTGAACTACTACCATCATCTTCTTCAACCCTCCTCAAATCATCTACAATAAGCATTAGCCTATCTATGTCGTCTTGACTCATATTTGTTGTGTCAACTGGGATAGCAAGACTTTGATCTATTTCTCCGTCTTCCGTTACAGAAGTTTGATAAAAAGTATTGTCTTGAATCCAATACGCTCTATCCCCAACAACTACTACCTTAATTTTATCAGATCTATATTTTTGCCTTGACTGCTGAGATGGATGTCCGCCTCTTTTTTGAGCAATCAATACTTTAATAAAATCTTCGTTGCTTGGTAAAAAATTTTGAATTATTTCATGAATAGTGCTTTGTCTGCCTTTGATTTGAGGCAAGACATTGCTACCTTCATTAAATAACTTTTTTGTTTTTACCAATATATATATTATAGACACCAATAGCCATATTGTCAAGCCCAGAGCGGCATACTGATATATGTTTTGCATTATTACCTATCTAAATATATTCTCTAGGCTTTGTGTTTTATTATATTCTTTACCAAAATCTGCAAACAATGCTTTGTCTTTTTCGGCATTTACAATTCTGCGTGAC